AGTAGTATATAGCCCCACCCCTAGGTGCAAATATCAAATCCTCACCATAGTTATCATGGGTCCATAACCTAAGCTGCTGTCCTAGTCCTGTAGTGCCCTCACTACCCCAAGTACTACGCCCCCATACATTAGCTCCCCAACCTAGACCCACTGTATATATGTCTAGCCCCGCAGTTACTTGATAGGCTGCTGTTAGTGTGTCCCCTCCACTTGCCCCAAACAAAGGACCCCCCGATGTTGAAGGTGTGGGTGTACCCGCCGTAGTTGTAATAGCAGCGCCACCGGGAGTAGCAGATAAGGTAAATGTTGTAGTCCCGTTAGTAGCTATTATGTAGTACGTTGATGGGCTAGTGTATCCTGATATAGACCCTGTACCTGAATACGTTCCTGAAACTCCCACTGCCATACCAACCGCTAATGGCGTACTAGCGCAAGTAAATGCACCTGTTATGCCTGTAATCACTACAGACGATAATATTTTTCCAGCTTCAGCAGCAGTAGAAAATCCTTCTGAAGTAGCAGTGTATGTAAGCCCTATAGGTGTACCCGCAGCGGAATCAATAGGTAGGCCGTTCTGTGTTGCTGATAAAGTAAAGGTTGTACCACCAGCATTAGCAGCAGTTATGTAGTACTTTGTTGGATTCACATATCCTGTAATAGACCCACCGCCACTATTAACACCAGAAATAACTACACTATTACCAAATACTGCTTTTATTGGTGAGCTTGCGGCACATGAAAACTGACCGTTTATACCTGTAATTGCTACATTTGATAGAGTTCCTAACGCTGTTTCTGCTACAGTAAGGTAATAATAAGAGTCAATTGTTTTTGTTATTTGATGCTCTATGTTTAATGCTGAATTTGATATACCACCAAACCCTGTAGCATCTGTAAATGTAACAAAGCTATTATTTTGACCAGTATTAGTAATATCATTAAATGTAATAGTTGATGTACCTACTCCAGCGCCTGTTGTATGAGATGCCGCAGTTGTACTGTTATACCCACGAGATAATAAAGACAGTGCTGCGCCTGATATAGAACCATAATATATCTGCTCTGAGTCAATCTTGATAACCCCGGAAGGTGCAAACCCCGTTGTGCTGGTTAGTGTTAATGAAGTTACTTCCGCTGTTATAGTCCCATCTAGCGTTGTATAAGGTACAGACATCTTACTGGAGTACACAATGGTATCTAGGATAGGAGTTACATCACTATAGACTCCACCAAGTTCAATGTAGTATTTAAGATTAGTACCTACACCTACATAGTTACTACCAGTCAATGAAGCCCAGTTAACTAATGCACGGCATGTACCTAGGAAGGTGGTGTTTGATAGGCGTGTCCAGCCACCTATTTTCTCTGGGAACCCAGAACGAAAACGAATTTTGTCGCCAGAATAGTACCCACCTTCATTAGAGTAGGTAGTAGATTCACGATTGATTCCCGGGCGCAGCTCTATTTTCTGTAAAGGCATTTACTTACCACCTATATTCTGCGCCAACACCAATAAAGAATCTTGTAGGAACCGACCCATTGCTATTGTTACTAGCAGCACCATAAGGTTGATCTACTGAAGCTATGCCACCAAAGTCTACGGCTTTCACGCTAAAGAACGTCTGCCGTGCCTGTATCCTAGCTGCTTCACCTACATCCGATATACCTGTGTATACACCTACAGCACCATCAGTCTTAAACTGAAACCACGGAAGTGGTAGTGTCTCTACAAAGGTTTCTGTCTTACCTGTTACTGTGTTTAGTACTGGAGTTACTTTATGCCTATGTCCATCTTCTGGGACTACAACTGAGTCTAATACTTTCTTACTATCATTATTCTGTACTTCTTTAGGCAGGTTTAACTTCTCCTTTAGTACCCTACCGCCTTTAACTGTTATAACTGGCATCGTCATTACAACACCTTCAGTCCCTGCACTAGCTACCTCAGATGCTGTAACTCCTAAGACTGACTTCCCAACTACTACAGGAGCTTTGTTATACCAATTCCAAACCCAACCAATAACTAGTAATACAGCAGCCAGCTCAAGCCCTAGACGTATCTTCCCGATTAAGCTGAACCCCGGCATGTTTTGTACTCCTCACTGCGCCTATTAGTCAGCCCTTTCAATGGCTTACCTTTAAACTTATCCCAGATCATTATCTGTTCACAGGCTCCTGCGTAGTCTCCAGCGTTTAACTTCTTCACTAAAGTACTGTTACAGAAAGCATTTATTCCTATATTATACGCAAGACTTACAAAAGCATCTAGCTCATATTGGTATAGAGGCACATTAATACAGGCTTTAATGCCATTACCGTACTTATCTAGGTTCTTTAACAGCATCATCATCTCCCGCACGGGTTCAGTCTTATCCCCCATGTGTACCCCTTCAGTCCTACCAACTCCTATGGTGGGTACATCCCCCGGCACGGGTATTACTGCTTTATCTGTATAACCTTCATGCACCATTACAGAAACTAGCAGTGCTGCACCAATCCCTAACCCACCTACTGACTGTCTTGTGCTAGGCTTAATCACTTTACAGGGCCATCTGTCTGCGTACGTAACCACCAATTAGCAGCGTTGTTGATAGCACAAATACCTAGTAATAACGTAGCTACCCATGCCGGTGCAACTTCTCTAATAAAGTCTGTAAAGAACTCTGCCCCTACTAACACAATAGATACTGACCCCATGACGCCATTAAACCACAGAGTCCTAGAGTGTTTCTTTAACTTCATCTATGGGCGCTCACACCAATTAAGGCTAGTGCTAGGCCACCTATAACGGCAAGACCTATGAATGCCTTCCAGAATATGTTCTTAGCTGATTTATAGTCTGCAATCAAACTAGCTATATCCCTATGGTCATTATAGTGTTGCTCAGGCTCTACAAAAAAATCCTTGCGGTTCTCTTTTAGTAGTACACAGAGTCGTTGGGCTACGGCATCTACTTCCTGTTCGTTCATGTCATAGGTCCTATCATTCGAGTGGATGTTTCAATCAGGGCTTTAGTTGTAGACTCATTAGCTTTTACCATCTCATTTCTAAATGATTCTACTGCTGCACCCGTCTGTCTTTGTTGCTGGGAGTTTTCGATCAGCAGCATGGGGGTCCAAGCTATTGCACAATCTCCATTAGAGACTGTCTCCCCCGTCTGAGGATTCATACCTTGTACATGCACCCAGAACCGGCACTTGACCAGCTCACCATCTTTGATAGCACCATCCTCAATGCACTCAGAACCCATCAAAGGACATAAAATCTTAGCATCTTTAGCCATTAGTCTTTACTCGCAATAATGAAGTCGTAGAATTTTAACCCTTGTGTTAAGGAGTGAGAATGAGAGCCACTACCTCCTGTTGACTGCGTTTGAACTGTAACAAAATTTGAAACAGGGCGACCTGATGATGCCCCTGCAGCGCCTGATGTAGTTGTTTCAGGGTATCCGTGCGTATGTGCTGGAATATCTGCAATCTGTAATGTGTATCCCCCAGTAGCAGTCTGCGCAGCCCATGTACTAAAGGCAACTGAACCCCCGCTTGGGGTAACTGACCCAGTAACAAACCTAAGAATAGAATCATTAATAGCTGCTGTTGTATCTTTAGTCCAGCCCGTAGGAGCCGCTGTTTGCTGAAACCCGATACGTGTTCCTGAAGCAAAAGCTGGTGCATTAGCAGTTGAAGCCCATGCAGTACCGGTAGACGATAGTATATTACCCGCTGTGCCGGGAGCTACGGCACTTACAACCCCTGCAGTTCCTACTAATGCACCTGTAAGGGTTGTAGCTAGTGTTGTAGCTCCTAATGCTGTTAGGTTGTTACCTGCAATGAAGTTGCCTGTAGTAGCGGCGTTACCGTTTATTACTCCACCTGCTCCAAACCCCGTTAGTATAAAAAAATCTAACCCATCACAGTACACTACATATTTACCAAAAGGGACTGTAGCTACAGCTCCGGTAGCAGTTCTCATGATTATGTTCTTATTACCTAGTGGCTCATCAGTGAAGTTATCAATAATGTAGGTCTTTGCCACTGCCGGGGCTGTTACATAGCAGTCAGCAGAACGAAGCCCTGTAAACCGTAGAACCGCTGATCTAGCTTCATCGGTAGTGCCTGCGTTAGCAGTTAAGATATAACTACCAGAACCGGTAATAGATATTGTGGTTACTGTAGTTATAGAATCAACTAGTAATGAGCATATGTTCTTGTTGGTTGTATCACCCCAAGACCCTGATTGCTCACCGTTGGCTATGTTCTCAAGTCGTAGGTTATTTGCATAAGTTGATGGCATTAGTCTTTACTCGCAATAATAGAGTCATAGTACTTAATGGCTTGGGTAAGTGGGTGAGTATGGCTTGTACCACCCCCTGCTGGATAGTTAGTTGCAGCTAGTAGATCATGGTCATCGGGGTTAACAGTTCTGGAGCCATCTATCGAACCATCATGACTATAGCCCTGAGAAACAAAATATGGAGTAGTGTTACCTGACCCGCCTGTATGGGTATGGATTGGCATTTGAGCAGTTGTTAGCGTGTGCGCCCCAGTATCAGTCTGTGCAGCCCATGTACTAACCCCCACAGATCCGCCAGAACCCCCACCAGTCCCAGTAACAAACCTAAGAATAGAATCATTAATGGCAGCAGTCGTGTCCTTAGTCCAGCCCGTAGGAGCAGTTGCCTGTGGAAATATGAGCTTAGTACCTGCTGTAAATGGAGGAGTGTTCGATGCTGAAGCCCAAGCCGTACCATTAGAAGTCAATACATTACCAGAAGTGCCGGGGGCTACAGCACTTACAACTCCTGCTGTTCCTACTAATGCACCTGTAAGGGTTGTAGCTAGTGTTGTGACTCCTGTAACCCCTAAGGTCCCTGTAATACCTACATTACCCGTAACAGTTCCACCAGCAGCAAATCCCGTCTGTACAAATGTATCAATACCATCACAGTACACGGTGTATATACCAAAAGGGATTGTAGCAGCTACAGCACCCGCATCAGTGCGGATAATTAGGTTTTGTTTAGCTAGTGCAAGATTGGTGTAGTTATCAATGAGGTAGGTCTTAGCAACGGTAGGGATGTATATAGTACAAGCAGCAGCGATATCGCCGGTAAACTTTAGAACTGCATTCCTAGACTCATCAGTTACCCCATTAAATGAAGTAAGTGTATAGGTAGCTAACCCTGTAATGCTTGTTGTAGCTAACCCTGCAATAGAGTCAACTAACAAAGAGCATATGTTCTTGTTGGTTGTTTCACCCCAACTCCCAGACTGTTCGCCGTTGGCTATGTTCTCAAGTCGTAGGTTATTTGCGTAAGTTGATGGCATGATGGGCCCAAGTATGTTCGTGTATTATATATGAATTTTATTCTTTGGGCGTAGTAAATATTATCGACGTGACTGAGGGGATTGTCCTATTACCCGATTCTACAAAGGTCATAGAGGGCTCCAGTATATCCTCCTCCTTTACCCCGGTTCTTAGCGCATGGATGCAGTAAGCCAGACTATCATCCTCTAATGCTTCTATGAAGTGTAACTTATTTTTAACTACATATACTATCTGCGGGGATACAAATGTCTTTTCCCTACCCTCAACAGTTATCCTGAATGACCCCCTTGCTAGCAAAGTTATGTGGTCATATGTGTGCATATGTGGCTTATTTGTGTCTCCCTTATGCTCAAAATGCATTTGCCGTGTCCATAAGTTCGATACGCATGCTATTTTATCCTTTACCATAGTTGCCCCCCTTATATAGTTGACACAGGAATAATATCTTTTAGCGCTGCAAACACATTGACAAACACAGTGCCATCTTCCAGTGCTTCTATTTCATGCCATTCATCAGCAACTAGGTTCACGGGTTGCGTGTTCTTAGTCATCACTATTTCTTTGCCTTCCTTACGGACTACTATAGAACCTGCGTGGCATACAGACGCATGGCTGAATGTATGGTCATGTTTAGGCAGTCCTTCACCCGTATTGACATGGTATATATTCAACTGCGCCCCATCATATGTAAGACTGTGTGCTGGAGCTACAGACATAACCATCAGAATTCCTGCGTCCCAGTAGAGGTCACATTACCTATAGGCTGTCTATGGGCCTGCATATCCTGTTCCTGCAGTAGGTCTACCGCCTCTTGCGCTGTATGCGCCCCATCCCATAGATTCTGGCAGTCTACCGCCCATACAGGCAGCTCTGTGATACGCTGATTAGCAGGTTTATGTCCACCAAAGCTAACCTCATTAAACTCTACCCACCCACCATTCGCATGGTCCCACTGTAGGGCCGATACCCCCGCCGGTACGTGGTTATCTATGGTAGGTATTACATAGGCCATACCATCTACATATACTGCGCTATCCGCAGCCACTATAGTAAGTCTCATATTTATCCCATACCTAGTTTTTAGAGGCCATAATTATATCTACATATAACACTGATAGATTAAGCGAAGCGTCCATTGATCCACCACTTGCATGCGTGTGCGACTGCCCACCTCCAATAGGCGCAGTACTTCCTGCCGGAGCGCCAGCACCCATCCCCGTATAAAACCCCCCATTAGTGTTGCTATTTTTATACGTAACGACCCCCCCTGCCACAAAGTGAGTATGCAGTGGGATCTGCGTTTGATCTAATGTGGTGCTTCCTGCCACTATTGATGTCGCCATTGTTTGCGCAGTAAGCGCCGTACTAAATGCAGTGATACCCCCCGATCCGGCGGTGCCTGATACCACCCGCAGTGTCTTATTATCATGCGCCGTTAGTTTTGTCCACCCCGTCGGGGCTGATGTTTGCTGGAATAACATAATAGTACCGGATGCAATGGGCACTTGCGTGGGTACGGGACAGGGCAGTATGTTTATGTATGTCCCTGTATTTACTCTATTTCTATATAGCATAATATTTAGTTTTTCTGCGCAAGTATTATATCTACATACTGCACCGACAATTGTAGCGTAGGAGACACGGGGGTCCCTGATGTACTATGCTGGTGACTACCCCCACCGCCAATTAATTGGCTGACTTGCGGTCCAGTGGAACCCGGCTGAACTACTGGCTGGAGGTAAGACCCGGAGGCAAAACATTTTCTTTGGGTTATGCCACCTACCAAATGGGTATGGGCGGGAATCTGTGTCAGTGATAATGTAGTAGCTGCCCCCACAAGCGTATTTGCTGCAAATGATACTGACTTATCTGTGAATACTGTACTAAAGCCTGTCGTACCTCCCGAACTAACGGTCCCTGCTACTAACCTTAACATCTTATCATTATGTGTGGTTATTTTTGTCCATCCAACTGGAGCCGCTGTTTGCTGAAATATAGATATACTCCCTAACGGTATCGTATAACTGAAATTACTAATACTGTAGGGTAGTGATCCTATATTGCTGGCTGTGTTCTTACTATTTCTATGTATCATATCTAATTCTTTTGGGCTAGTATGATGTCTACATAGTTAACACCTAGTGGTACAGCAGCTGATATAGTAGTAGAAGCATGCGTATGTCCTAAGCCACCACCTATACCACTACTGCTCGTAGATAGTACCCCGGGGGGTACATGATTCCATGCAGAATAATACACGCAGGGGACCGGATAGCTACATGTATTAAGTGTAGCCCCTTGTACTATATGCGTATGCCCCGGCATTGTAGGTATTGTTATAGTTGTACTATTTAAAGAAAGCCCAGTTACAGTTGGGGTTTGGCTAGTAAACACTGTAGTAAATGGTAGTGTGCCACCTGCACTAGCCGTTCCTGAGACTATCCGCAATGCCTTATTATTGTGTGTTGTTAGTTTAGTAAAACCCGTTGGCGCTGTAGATTGACCAAATACAGCTATATCCCCCGGATTAATAGGTGCATCAACAGGCCATGCATAAGGCAGGGTATTTACCACACCCCCAGCACCATTACTATCTTCGCTGATATTAACCCTGTTACGGTATATCATATTAGGCGGCGATTCTTTCCCATGTATTAGACTGGTTTACGTTCAGTGTTGTCCATACAGTTTCTCGCCCAATTGTAAAAAATGTACCTTGTACTCCAGTAGGAAATACATAAGAACTTAATTGAACATTTACATTTCCAATAGACCCTGTAGCTTGTAATCCTGATGGGTATAATATAACCGCATTTCCTTCCGCTATAACATTGCCTATAGCACCGGTAGCTTGTAAACCATCATGGATTAATATTATTACATCATTTGCTACTACTATTTCGTCGCCTATAGCACCGGTTGCTTCTACGCCTGTAACGCTAACAAACCCTAGTCCTGTCTCGTTAGTATCACCTACAGCAGTAGTAGCTTCTACGCCTACAAGTAAGACTTGCCCGGGATTTTGTGTGCGTAGCCGTACATCATTTATAGCATCCCCATTTACTACAGAACGGAGGAATACGTCATTGTTGCCAGTAGGTACAATAGGGCCATAGAACCCAGTGTTATCTACTATGAAAGGTTTAAACCCTCTAGTCTGGTCATTACTTACAGCAATCACAACTGAATTACTTGTTGGTACCGCTGATACAACACCAAACGGAGACATAGCTGGTATCGCACTATTAACACCCGGATTAGCTGTATTAGCGTTGAATGTTAATAGCTTACCTCTACCCCCATTAAGCGTACTACTGTTGAACACATATCCCGGGTTCCCCATGTTAGGGGCAGGTATAAAGTTAAACGGTTTTACTATTAAGTTCTTAGCCCATATAACAGGCCAGTCTTGTGGTATTGACGGGAATGCTATTCCCGGTATGGGTAGGGGCGCTGCTGCTGCAGGGACTGGAGGGTCAGAAGAAAATGATGATAATAGTGTAGTCCGTGAGGCTGGAACTACCGTGTCTATTGTCGGTGCTAGAGGTAAAATGTAAGGCGCATAAGCCGCCGCATACCTACCCCCGGGATTGTTTATATTAGCATTCGCACGGGCTATTAACTTGCCCATACCCCCATCAAGCGTACTTAGAGAGAACCTATAGTTAGGATCCCCCATATTAGGCGCAGGGATACCATCAAAGGTGCTTTGTATTACATTCTTAGCCCATATAGCAGACCGGTCTTGTAGGGGTGCGGGGAAGGCGATTGGCATTGCAGTGCCTTACTGTATTAGGGGTGTTGCTACTAGTGTCCTTAACGAAGTGCCAAACAAGTCTGGTTGGTTTGCTACAGCTTTATATTCTACTAAGAAGAACGGCCCACTGTATGTACCCAGCCCAGCTACTTGCCAGTTTCCTTGGTTGTCCGAAGTAGTTTCTGCTACTAATACTTTATCAAATGAGCGGAACACAGAAACTAAACAGTTAGCCAGTGGCACACCATACTGGTCACGACTTACCCCTGTCAACTGCTGGTTATAGGCAGGTAGCAGTTTAGTAAAGATAATACTTGCATCTACAACTGAATTAACTGTAGGAACAGCTGGGGTAGTAGCACTCTGTTCTCCTATCTGAATTCTATCAGGTAGACTACCCGGGTTCTGCAAGTTGGCTGTTGATTTTGGCAATAACTTACCCATACCCCCATTAAGCGTGGCTATCGAGAATATATAATTAGGGTTCCCCAGATTAGGTGCGGGGATACGGCTACCAGCCGGTTTCTGTATTAAGCTCTTAGCAAATATATATGACCAGCCAAGTAGTGCTGGAGGAAAAGGTATTCCTGTTATAGGAATAGGTAGTGGGAATGGTGTAGCATCAAATGCATACGTCAATATAACTTCTATATTAACTGGCTGCTGCTTTATGACTGGCGGTATAAATGGCGTATACGGTATAGCAAAATTACCACCCGGATTATTCAGGTTATTATTTGCTTTAGGTATAGCTTGAATTACACAACCACCCCCAAGAGTATTGTATGAAAACTTATAGTTGGGGTTCGCCATGTTCGGCGCAGGAACCACATAAAATGGTTTCTGTATTAAATTCTTAGCCCATGTAGCAGACCATCCTTGTATGGGTGCGGGGAATGCTACCCCCATATCCGCTATAGGTAATATTGTGCCTACAGCCCCAGTGTAATCAAATATTAAGTTAAATAATCTATTGTTAGTTGCGGGTGCTACTGTATCAACTGTAGGGGATAGGGGGGTAATAATGGGCATATAAGCTGCCGCATACTTACCCCCCGGATTATTTGTATTAGCATTCGACTTAGCTAATAACTTCCCCATGCCTCCATCCAGCGTACCTAAAGAAAACCTATAGTTAGGGTTCCCCAAATTAGGAGCAGGAACCCCATTAAAAGTCTTCTGTACTACATTCTTAGCCCATATAGCAGACCAATCTTGTAGAGGTGCTGGGAAGGCAATTGGCATAAAACTTAGTTACACACATCAACTACATAGTTATGCACTTGGAATGAACCAGTAGCTACAGTCTGCGTGAAGAATACATCCAGTGCAGAAGCTGCAGTGTTGTCCATACCAGCACCAACAGCAGGAGTACCGACAGGAACTTGCAGTATGCCGTTAGAGCCAGCAGCATTTGCTGGAGAGCCTACGACTGCTTCTGACGTGAAGAAACCCATAGGGAAGAAAGTGCTAGAAGCACCAACGCCAACCGCACGGCAGATAAGTTCTACTTGGAACATCCAAGGTACTGTGGTTTTTGCTACGACGTTCAAGTTCAACGCACCTGTATCAAACACAATCGTAGTACCTGCAGCACCCATACAGATGTCAAGACGCGCTGTACCCGGTGAGGTAACGGCACATGAGATTGCGCCAGACATCGTGTAACGAATACGACGACCAACGTAGAAAAAGTTATTCGGCAGCACAATGCGGTTAGCTGTCGGAATACACGAGGCTCTGGTACCGGCAGTGTTTGCCACCCCAGAAGTAGAACTAGATACGACTGTTTCCCATGACATAATATTACTCCTTATTTGAAAAGTATTACCCTACCCCGACGGGGTAATCTAAGCAATACGGATTATAGCATTTGCTGCATCTGCAACTGGGAATACTATAGTAAAGTCACCCAATGTTGAAGTCTTATCACTACCAAAATCTAATACAGCAATTGCTTTATTTACTGCACTAACATTATATATCAATGCGCCTCTGGCTGTCATAGTCACTGCGGGAAATACTGCGTCTGTAAAATCAACTATAGCAGTCGTGCCACTTAATGTAACCGTTGTCCCTAGTAATACCTGCCCCCCAGCTACATACGGCGTACCACCAGAGCTAATTACTTCATTAGCCGTTGTGTATATTGTAGTAGCTGCACTCAGTGTTGCAGCGCTGGTATACAAAGCTATATATATCTGGTCGCCAAGTAAGTTATGGACACCCTCTAGTAGCTCTTCTTTAAACGAACTGCACATTCCCTGTGTGATTGCCATAATATCCCCTAAAATTAGTTAACTGGAAGCCGTACTTGCCCACTACGGTATGCGTCTCGGCGGTCTTTTCCATCACCCAAGCCCTTCAGTAACTGAAGTGACTCACTAAAATGCTTGGCATAATACCCAATAATATCAGCCTCGGCTTTCATAAATATAGCTGCTTCTGTTAATGCGCCATATAATAACACAGAGTCAAAATTATTCCCAAGCCATGTAGTACCTGAGGCTGCAGTTGTTATACTCTCTGGGTACCCATAGTAATGCAATTCTACAGTATACGCCAGATCCGGTGTAGGTCCAATAATATAGGTAGTAGCATCAAGCTGCGCATAGTGTCTAGGTATTCCTGTTGCTGATGGATAAGGGTATGCAGTGCGTATAAAATTAACGTCCTTATTCAATAGAAATGACTGCGCCAGTGTTGTAGGTGCAACTACAGCTAAAGAGAAAGAAGACAGATAATCTGCGGGCAGTGTAATATACTGCGTCCCTGCTACTAATGCTGATGTCTGATTTATTCTTGTTGCTGGTAGCTGTACTGAGTTTATTACTGCCTGTTCTGCTTGCCTTACAAACGTAGGGATAGCCGCTACGAAGTCAGTCTCGTAGTTCTCACAAAACGATTGTATAGAAGCATTTAGCTCATTATAGTTCATTGCCTACCTTATTGGCTGTTCTTGCTGAAGCCCTTACCCTTAATAGCTGCACCAGCACCACGCATTGTCTTGGTATTGGTCTTAGGGATATTGTTAGGATACCCAACATCTTTCTTATCAAGTGCTGCAGCTGGGGCTTCTTTAGGTTGTCTGTATATTGCCATGTTAGCCTCCTTTCTGAGCACGGATTTTAGCCATCCCACGACCCACTGCCTTCATGTCAGAGTTCTTCTTACCTACGCTGTTACCACTTTTAAACTGGCTTTTGGTGCTAACTGCAGGACCATCAATACCTAACTGTTTGCCTTTAGTCTTACCTTTACGTTCGATTCCGCCGCCTATACTCATGATTAACTCCTATGTAGTAACTGTTACCTGACCTATTTCACCTACTGCT